GATTTCATAGAGACAAATACTATTATTATAGAGGCTAGAAAGCCCCAAATAAAGTTATCTCTAACGCCTTCCCATATTTCCTGTCTTGTAGCGTCTTTGTATTCTTTTACAATCCTATTTAGTGATTGCTTTTTTCTCATTTTTTCGTGCTTTTGGTTTAATAACTTCTTGTTCCTTAGCTTCATCTAAAGCAGCCTGAAGTTTGCCCAAACTATGCAAGGTGTCTTCTAAAAAGAAAATTGATTCTAGTAAAAATTCTTTGTATTCTTTTGCCAGGTTTTTGCAAGTTCTATACAGACCATATATAGTTACCATCCCAATTATGTTAGTGGCTAATAATGTGTATTCAAGTAATGTCATAATAAATAATTTTAATTTTTTGTAAAGATAAGGGTTTTTTAAGAAATAAGGGTAATTAATTTTTTTAATTTTGAAATTTTATTTGCTATCATCTCCAAAGTTGCAGGAGATAGCTCTTTCTCAATGTCTTTTTCTAGTTCAATTAATGTTTCTTCATAATTTTTTTTGTTATCACTCCTACTAATAATAGCCATTTCTTCGCTATTTATTCTGTAGATTGTTTTACCATCTCTGCTACCTATTGCAGCAATAAGACATCTTTCTTCCAATTCTTTCAGTCTACCTGTTACAGAACATTTATCCTTTAACCTTAAAGCTTCTTTTATGTCTTCGCTGGATAGGCTTCCAAATTCTTTTAAGCAATTAAAGACTTGTAGTTGCTTTAAGCCTAGATCTTTTATAATGTCTTTATAAGAATTATTTCTATTTGTTATACTTATAGTGCTCATAATTTATTTTTTTTAGTTTATTAAAATCCTGTACTCCCGTAACCGCCAGTACCCCTTTCAGACTCTGATAATTCATCTACAACATGCCACGCCACTTCAGGATAAGGCATAATTATTAATTGGCCTACTCTATCTCCTACTGAGTATATTTTTTGGTCTTTTCCTTCTTCACTTTGTAAGAAATATTGATAATTAGGCTTGTATTTAAACATAATCTCGCCACGATAGCCCGAATCAACCACTCCAACGGAATTTGTGAGCATTAAACACATACTGGCATTAGAAGATCTTGGGAATAGTAACCCCATAAATCCTTTAGGGATTTCTACAGCCAATCCTGTTCTATAAACATAATTTCCATTGGCATCTAAACTTACCTCTGTACAAGTTAGATCCATTCCTGCGTCTCCTGGCTTTCCGTAAGCTGGTATCACTGCAAGTTCACTCAATTTTTTTATTTTTATTATCATTTTTTATTAATTTTTATTTGTTAAAATAACATTATCTCTTGAAAATTTTTCTTTTATAACTTCCCTTAAAGGTTCTACCCCTAAATCTTTGATAACATCAGAAGGATCTGTTTGTGTCCAATCAGAAGGATTATTGATATATTTTAGTCTATTATCAATCTCCAGAGTTAACAGTCTTGAAAACTTCTTACCAGCTTCGTCATTGTTGAGATATACAAAAACATGGTCAAACTTGCTGAATAGTTCGTCAATTATAGGAAGTAGTATTTTGTAGCTATTTTCACTAGGAAGATTGAAAGCATCATATCCTAAAGAATCTAGGCACATAGTATCTTTTAAAGAGGAAGTGATAAAGCATACATTTGTTTTACACTCAAGTTGTGGGTACCCTTCTAATACAGCTTTAACTGTTCTCCACTTTTGCATAGGAATGCCGATAGGATTATAGACTTTAAAAAGCTGATTATTTTGGTAGTATCCAAATATAGGATTATATTCACTACTAGAATAATTCAGTACTCCGTTTCTTAAAACAAACTTTACAGGGCATACATCATATTTTTTTAATGTAGCTTCTGTAATACCAAATTTTTTCCAGTAGTCAAGATCTTCTTTTGCAAATAAGTTTTTCTTTATTACAGAATAATTTATCTTCTCTTCTACTTGTTGAGTGTATGTTTCTCTATTTACAGAGGAAGAAAGGGGTGTTACTGCCACCCCTTTATTTTCTCCTGAAAATCCTCCTTTTACTCTATCAGTGTACTTTAAATCATATAGTATTTTTGTAATAGCTTCTTTATTTGTTAAGTTATACTTTTGCGATACAAAAGAAATACAGTCAGAATGTGTAGGATGATTGGCCCAATCTATAAATAAAATTTTATTATTGATAACTTTAAAATAGCATTTAGGTGTTTTATCCGATCTTAAAGGATTACTGTAAGCACCCTTAATTTCCCAACTTCCAAAGTAGTTTCTCCATATATCGCTCTGTTGATCTAAAGTGAACATAATTATTGATTAAAAGGGTAAATCATCTGAAAATGCCATATCATTTGAAGTGGAAGCCATTGTTTCCCCAGTGCCTTCTGTCATCAATTCATTTGGATCAAATTCTTGGAAGTTAGATGTGATTGGTGCAATATTCTTTTTAAATGCAGAATACTCTCCTTTCAACGCATTGATGATTTTATCAAAGCTTTTAATGCCAGGATAGTCTTTGATGAAAGCTTTGGTATAAATATCCATATCATAGTATGTCTTACCATTGCTTTCACTTGAACGAATACCTACATAAACTTTGATACCTCTTCCTTCTTCAAATAAAGGATTCATGTCAGAATAATCTTGCTTAAACAATTTCTCTAATGGAAGGAAAATACTTGGAATATCTCCATCTCTCATAGTGTACTTTGACAAATCAGTTTCCCAATTTTTCAAGTTGATAAAAAAGTCCACTACAGTATCTTCTCCCACCATAGCTTTTCTTTGGTTTTCTCCATAATACCACACCTTGTTTTTATTCATAACAGATGGGTCTTCATTATAAGAAGTAAGACCTTGGCCATTGATGTATTTTTGCTTTCCACTTCTTGAAATATCATGTCTAGCTTCTAACCAAAATGTAATCTTTGTTTTTGTGTTTTCAGCTTGAGGAAGAGTTCCCCAAATATCAAGCTTTAACACTCTCACTTGTTTACCATCTATATCTTTTGTAGTTAGATACTCAGGTTCTTTTTCCAAATCTCTACCTAAGAATTCAGATAGGGTAGATTTGTTAGGGTTAATCATACTCGGAATAAAAGTAGATATTCCGTAGAATAGTTTTCTGGTTCCTGATCCAGATGAAATTTTGACATTACTGTTCATGTTTAAAAAATTTAAAAATTAAAAAAATATTGTTTGTGTGTTATTAAATAAAAATCTTTTCCCAATGTGTCTCTAGCTTATCATCATTGACAAGTTCTGAGATTTCAAACTCCTTGTTTCTAAGGTGCTTACATCTTGTACCTCCTACAATTTCTTCAGAGTGGATAAATGAAAGCATATTTATATTTGGTTTTTCTGTATTTCTATACATGTAACCAATTGCATCTACCCTTAGAGCAAGTAAGTCTTTCAGTTTACCTTCAAGATTCAACTCTTTAATTGTTTGGCCCGAAGTAGATATTGATTTATCTGCAACGTGTCCTACAATAATCAATGTATCACAGAATCTTGTAAAGAATTCCATAATTTTGAACAAGGCTTCTCTCTTATAAACTTGGCCTTTTCCATACTCTAGTCTATCAATATCAAAGTCAGCGGCTTCAGATTTACCTGTGTCTTTGTTATAGGTTCTCACTGCTAGTTGATTCAATAGTTTTTCTTTCAAAGAAGTCACTGTATCAAGTGTAATAAACTTGTAATGAGGCTTTTCTTTGTGGAAAAGTTGAGCCAATTCATCGAATTGTTGCAATGAGTCTATGTTAATCCTCATGGATTCATAGAAATCAGCACCATGCTCAAAGTTAATAATAAGATTACCCTCTAACTCACTGAGTGCATGGGTTTTCCCTGTCTTTTTCTGGCTAAAAATAACCATTGTTCTTGGATTCACAACCGATGCTGGAATCTTTTGCGTAGGCAATGTTAAATTACTCATCTTTTAAAATTGTTTTTTTATAGGTTAATAATTGGTTTAAATTTTGTGTGTCTTCACTTTTAGGCATGCTAAAAAAACTAAATCCTTTTGGATTAAAGAATAAAGGTTCTGTAACTCCTGTTCTTCCAAATCTATTTTTACATATATGAATAGTTCTAAAACATTCTTCAAAGCCTTCAATAACTTCTCCTTGACCTTTTTTAGCATTTAATATTTGATAATTATAATAATTATTTAATTTATGCTTATAAGGAGAAAATAATCCTAAAATAACTTGATAGGATCTAGCTACCTTAATGTTGTCTCCTAGCTTTTGAGGCTCAGGTTCTAATTTACCTGCTTTATAGTGGTTTAGATCTCCTGCGGCCATTTGTTGCTGTTGTACACAGCATACATGCCATTTCCAATGCTTTGAAACTTGTTTTCTCATATAGGTATTTACAAGTCTATCTATACATCCTGAAATGTCAAGAGACATTCCTAGCTCATTTTTTTCTAATTCCAAAATGTTTACGTTATCTATAACTACTGCCACTATTGCATTAGGGTCATTTTGTGTGTAATGACTGTAAACATTAATCGTTTTTCCTCCACTAATTTGTTTTTCTTTATAATGGTGCTCACCAATTTCTTTTGAATATTCTTGGCAAGTTTTATAGATACCTGTAGCATGGCCAGTTTGATCGTCAAACTTAGTAAAATCCTTTACAGTGTTGAAGTAGTTTTGGACAGGATCTGATTTTATCATAGAAATTATTTCTTCTGAAATAGGGTCTATTCTGCTCAATAGTTCATCCTGTGTGCAATTTTTATGATAGTATTTAGCAATTGCATATTGAAGGATACTAATATCAAATTCTTCCTCGGATTCTTCCAACCCAAACCATAGACATTTATAGTTAAAATACTTAAAAGAAGGGTTATCTAAAATATAATCCGCAACACTAAATAAGTATAGGTACTTGGCCAAAGACGTTTTACCGACAGATGTTTCAGCGGTAATACAAACCATAGCACCTGGAAATATACCGCTAAAAGATTTTCTTATACCGTTGAATGGCATAGGGATACTATTAATGTGTCCTTGTATTAATGAATCCCTGCTTTCTTCTATTACTTTTAAAATATTCATTAATATACGAGTTTATCTTGGTAACTAAATATTCCTTCTTTCATTTCATTGATAGTGTCTATCAATAAACTTCCCCCATCTTTCTCAATAAAATATTGGGCATCTAATGTATAACGAAGATCATCAGCATTTTGATGATAATAGTTAACAGCGTCTAGGATTTCTTCACTAGAAACTTTATACTTTCTCATAAATGACTCTAGCTTAGTTATAACTTTATTTGTAGGGCTAAATGCTTTTTTATTTATTCCCTGTAAATTTTGTTTGCTAAACAATCTCATATATTCCGCTAAAAATTGTTCAGAAACAAGAGGTTGATATTTTTCTCCATTAAGAATGGATTGGCCAAACTCTGTTATTTCAAAATCTGAAGGATTATTGGTATGTATTTTTTCAGTATTTAAACTTCTGATAAACCCCTTCTTTATTAAAGATTGGATAATTTTTAATTGGGGAAGATTAATAACTAATTTTCCCATTTCTTCGTAGTTCATATTTTCCCTTTGTTTTAAACTTCTGCAAAATTAATACATTTTTATTAAATGTCAAGAGTTATTTTACTTTTTTCTGTAAAAATTTTATGACAACCTTTACAAAGCACCTCTAGCTTACTTATATTCTCTACAAATAATCTGTCGTGAAATGCTTTTATTTCGTGGTAATCTCTTAAACTACCGCATGGTTCAATGTGATTAACTTCCACATCTTTTTTTAAGAACATTTTTTTACAATGATTGCATTGCCACTTTTTTAACAAAGCAGAATAAGCTCTTTTAAGGATCTCTTTTCTAAAAGGACAAGAGTATAACCACCTCTGTCTTAAAAAAGCTCTGATGGCCCCAAAAAAAGCTGATTTGGTCATTGTACCTCCGCAATACTCTCTTGCTACTCTAGGATTAACTACCTTTTTCTTTTTCCTAGGAGTAGGTGTGTCGGATTTTTTTACTGGGTTTCTTATCATAACTTTAAATTTAATTTATTTGGCCTCATACCATGAATTTCCAATATTACTTTCAGCACTCATAAATAGTGTTGGATTAGTTAAAAATATATTACCGCCCTCTATCATACTTTTTTCTAGTATTCTAGCATATTTTTCTGATAGGCTAGTCTCAGTCTCCAGGACTATCTCATCATGTATTACATTAGCTATTCTTGCTTTCCAGTAGTCATTGTTTTTTTCAATTTCATTGAATAATAATACTGTAGCCATTTTAGTTTGATGGGCCGCAGTTCCTTGCGTAGGAGCATTTAAGCATAACCTCATATACTGAGACTTTAAGCTGAAATAATCCTTCATCATTAGTTTATTTGCATTAAAGCAATTATAAGCATCAACATCTGCTATAGCATACACGCCTCCTTTATTCTTGGCTTTCTCACATTTTAAATGTTCTTGCTTACCTATTCGGTATTTATTCCAAAAATTTCTGTCCATGTTTGAAATCTTATCGTCAAGTTCTTTGAAAATATCAAACATAGGAAGTTTTAGTTTAAATCCCATTGCATATTGAATATACCCAAATTCTAAAGCCTCCTGAAGCTTATTTTCCCCGTAAGAGTACACCCCGTAATGTAATTCTTTGAATAATTTTTCAATACGTTCCCCCTCTTCTAAGGACAACCCCTCATTCTCTGCTAAAGTAAATCCAGTGCCTCCAAATTGGAAACAAAATCTAGGTGCCTTAGAAGCATTTCTCTTAGCTTTATGGTTTTTAATAATTTCTTCGTCAGAAAGATCTATTAATTCAGGATAGAGAACTCTAGCAAAGGCGCAGTGTAGGTCCTTTCCTTCCACTATAGAAGCAATCATGGCTTGATCTCCTGTAATGTCAGCACCTACAACTGTTTCTTGCCCTGCGTAGTCAGCTACGATAATGTCAAACCCTTCATTTGCCTCAAAGCATTCTCTGGTCTCTTTGTTGGCAGGAAAGTTTAAAAAGTTGATCTCTCCTTTTCTTGAAGATAATCTAGCAGTGTCTACTATTGGTTTGAAGTGGGTGTATATTCTTCCATCCCTTATTTTAGAATATATACCTTCTCCAAAAGTAGTTACATTATGCTCCACTTCCTTATATTTAAGCCACATTTTTACAAACTCATGGTCTGACTTAGCTATAACTCCCTTTTCTAAACTTTCTTTTATCTCGCCCTTTTCTTTATAAGTGACATTGATACCTAAATCTTTAAATACGCTTATCATTTGTTTTGGAGAACTTAGTAGGCAATTTACTTTCTTTTCATTGCTAAACATATCTAATTGCAAAACTCTATATTTAGGTAGTGTGTCAAAAATATACTCAATGATTTCTCTCTCACATTTTTTATATCCCAAATAATCCTTATCCATTTTTGCTTTCCACTTATCTTTTGATATTGGAAGTCCACATAGCTCCATATAGGTAAGTGCCCTGATATGTCTACAATGCAATTTATAAGAATCTATGGCTTCATAATCTTTTAATTTAATTACTAAATCATTGTGTAAATCTAATAGTCTATCAACATCATTAAAGCAATATTGAATAGTTGATGGCTGAGATAATTTAACCTTAGCAATATTAGCTTGCTCTGTTTTATCATATATAATTCCCAGCTCTCTTTCCATGCAATTCTTAAATGAATGTGAAACTCCAAATTCTCCATTGTGTAGAATCATAGATGCCAACATTGTATCCCCCACTTTTTTAGGGAAGTAATTCTTGATAAAGAAGAAACTCAAATCGAAGGCACTATTATGAAATATCATAACCTTATCCAATATAAAAGGCATAACTTCCTCTAATAATATTTTATTTTCTTTGTGATCCTGAAGATCAATTAGATAATTATTTGTCCCTGTACCTATTTGAATGGCAAAAATTTCTCCTTCAAAAGCAGAGAGGGAAGTGGTTTCTGTATCCACTGCTATTATTTCAGGAAGCACCATGTCTTCAAGATTACAATAGCTATACTCCCCTATTTTTTCAAAGAAAGATTTGTTTTTAGTTATAATATA